TGTGGTATCTCACGAGCCAATCAAGATAGTCGCGGATGAACCGAATACGGTTGGCTGCGGTATGGCCTGCCACCTCAGCTGGTGCCGTATCTCGTTGAACAAGGCGCACACTTTCAGCGGTTCCTCTACGTACGGACTGCCGGGAAGGGAGAGTTGATGTGCACTTCAATTGATCGGCAACAGGCCGCCTGCAGTGCCGGACAAGCTCATCGAGCTCACTCAGGCAAAAAACTGAACCCAGTCGGATTCGCTGCTCAAGATCGATCCCGCTCGAGTCGAGGAATAGCTGCAACACCATGATCGACCGCAGGACCTGGTCAATTGTATTGCTCGCTCGGTTGGTAGCCCGAATCTCGCTGAGCACGTAAACAGACGGCTCAAAAAGGGGGGCACCCGTGGCCAGTGCAATCAGCACCGGCAAGCGCTCCCCGGAACTCAGCACGAGCGTCTTCACCGCATAGGGATTGAGGGCCATTTGTTTACACCTTGGAAAGGTAAACGCTTAACAAATGTAGCCCTTACGCCACAAAATTCCGTAAACAATAAAAAAGCGAAGCCAAATCAATGGCTTCGCTTCTAGTATTTACAGTTCTGAAAAAGCTGGGTTTCAGAACGGAATGTCGTCGTCGTAGCTGTCGTAGTCGGTTGCCGGTTGCGGCTGGTGGTGAGTGGTCGGCCGCGGTGGCGGCTCGCGGCCAGGGCCACGCGACTGGCCTGCCTGCTCAGGCTTGCCGCCGAGCAGTTGCATGTTGCCGTTGATGTCCACCACTACCTCGGTGCTGTAGTGGTCCTGGCCGTCCTGGCCCTGCCACTTGCGGGTGCGTAGGCTGCCTTCGATGTAGACCTGGGAGCCCTTTCGCAGGTATTGCGCTGCGATTTCGGCCAGCCGGCCAAAGAGCACGACCCGGTGCCACTCGGTGCGCTCCTGCTGCTGGCCGGTCTGCTTGTCTTTCCAGCTTTCGCTAGTGGCCAGGCTGAGGGACGTAACTGCCTTCCCGCTGGGGGTAGATCTTGCGTCTGGATCCTGGCCCAGATGGCCGACCAGGATTACCTTGTTCACTCCGCGTGCCATGGCTCAGGCCTCCGCCTCAGCCGGCGGCACCGAACTGGCCGGCGCCACATCGACTCCCTGCAAAGCGAAGTAGATGCGGGCGCAGGCTTGGGCGTCCGGCATCGCGCGGTGAGCCTCCACGAGGTCCTCCCCGGTGAAGTGCTTGTATGCCTCGGCCAAGGTCGGCAGCTTGTTGCGGGGAAGCGCGACCTGTGCGCGGGAGCGATAGCAGGTGCAGAACTTCTCACCCGATTCCTTGAAGGCGTTGGCCGCATCCTCGTCCTGGTAGCGCATCAGCGCGATGCGAGTGATACGGTCGTCGAAGCTGATGTTGTGCGCCGCGCGGCGGGCTGCGCGGCCGTTGATCGCAAGAAATCCCTCCAGAGCCTCGGCCTCGCTGATGCCAACATCCATCGCCTGTTCGTGGCTGATGCCGTGGATCGCGGTCATTTCGGGGCTGATTTCCCAGCCGTTGGGTCGCACGATCGCCTCAAAGCGATCGATGGTGTTGCCGGCGGCATCGCAGAGCAGAGCGGCAACTTCTACGATGTGGGGCTGGCACGGGTCTTCACTGGGCAACTTCCACTCGGGAATACCCGTCGTTTCGAAGTCGAAAATGTTGGTGAGCATGGTCTGTCCTCAGTGGTTGGGCATCAGGCTGCGCGCTCGATGAACGCGCACCCGGATGCCGCACCGGCGGCGGGCGCCGGCGCAGGCGGTTCGGAGGGGTTGGGGGGATTAGGAGGAGGGGTGCTTGCGGTAGCCGATGGCGTACAACCGTTCAGCCTGTTCGCGCGTGAGCATGAACGTACAGGAGCCAACCTTGTACTGGTAGTCGCTGAGCATGGCATCGACAGCCTGGGCGGCGATCTGCTCGGGGGTGGGGAGCGGGCGGAACAGCATGTCGCGCGTGCGGTAGTACTGTTCTTGGCCGTTGTCGTACGCAACTAACGACTCGTCGCTGATGTACCGAATTTCACAGCGCCGATACTCCGGCCAGATCATGTGCCTGTATTCGCATTCCACGCCGACCGGCGGCAGGCCTTCTTGGCCGTTCCACTGTATGACAGGCTCCTTTGCCTCATCAGCCACAGGACGACGTTCCACCAGTCGCCATGCGTGGTCCAGTTTGGTCATGTCGCAGGTGTTGAGGTCTGGCCGCAGGTTGCCCACGCGCTGGCGTTTGCTGATCCGGCAGCCCCATCCCTCAACCCAGTACATATCGTTGCCGTGCTCGGTAGTGACCACTGCCTGCGCCCAATGAGGCGCGATGCTCCAGTCGATACTGGTCATTCTCGTTTCCTTGAACTGTGCCGGCGTGGCCGGTGCGAGGTGGATGGTCAGGCCGCTTTCGCGGGGGCCTTTTCGACGATCACGCCCGGCAGATTCAGCGTTTGGCCCTTGCTGTTGGCCAGGCTGTCCAGGGCCGGCTGGTCGACAACGAGCAAGTCTTCGGTAGCCAGGCCTTCGGCGATGGCGGCGATGAACGCGCTTTTATCGACGACGCGGGCGCGCCACTGGATAGCGCCGGGCTCTGCTGCCTTGCCGGCGGGCTTGATCTGGGCGGGCGCTGGTGCAACCTCGGCCTTCGGCGCCTCCGGCTCGACAGCGACGGGCGTGTCCTGCTCGGCGAGCTGCTGGCGCGCGGCGGCAAGCTCCTGCTGCTGGCGCGCCAGTTCTTCGCGTTGGCGTTGCATTTCCTCTTGCTGCCGGCGCATTTCCGCCTGTTGCTCCTCCATGCGGCGGCGCATTTCGGCTTGCTGGGCTTCCAACTCCTGCCGCTGGCGCTCCGCTTGCTCGAAGGCCAGGCGGTCGGTCAGCATTTGGGTCAGTTCGTCCATGGCCGCCTGCTGTGCGGCTTGGGCTTCCTTCGTCAAGTCGTAGAAGTCGTGTGCGGTGTCGATTTCGCCACAGCGGTCGATCATCGCGGCAATCTCGTCGCTGGTCTTGCCGCGTACCTGGGCCGGCATCCCTTTGATGGCGTCGACCTTCGACATCAGGCGTGCGATCCGTTCCTGGCGCTCGCGTTCGACGCGATCGTCGACCTCCTTCTTGGCGGCCTTCATCGGATCTTCCAACGTCACCAGTGCGGCGGTGATCCGCTTCGCCTCGGCGTCGATGATCTGGCCTGCCTCGATGTAAGGCGCCTTTTCACGCTTGCGAGCGGCTTCCAGGCTGGTGCGCAGTGTGGTCAATTCCTTGATACCGGCCTTGATGAACTCGTAGCCATCGGCGGTATTGGCGTCCGGCAGCGTCGCGTACTTCTCGCGAAGTTTTGCCAGGGCGGCGTTGGTTGCGTTGTACTCGGCGACCTCGACGGTACCGTTTTCCAGGTCAACATTTTTCAGGATGGTCATGGTGTCATTCCTCGGGGCTGGTAGGAGCGGGGGAAAGCTGGCGCAGGCGCTCATCGGCGGCTTCATTCACGCGCAGCTCAATCTCTGAGGGGTTGAAGTTGACGACTGGCGCTTTGGCGCGGGCCTTCTCGGCGACTTGCTTACGCATTAACTCCAGGGCGCGGGAGTTCGGTGCCGCGGCGATCGCGTCGAGTTGTGCGCGAAGCCAGGTCTTGAATTCGTCCTTGGCTTCGTCCAGGGCTGTCTCGGGATCGCCGGCATCGGCCAGGCGCTCTTTCAGCTTCAGGCCTTCGACATAGGTCGTGTCGTCGAACATGCCCATGTGAATGTCGGCGCTGAACCCGAGGAGTGACAGACACTTCTTGATGGCGTCGGTGAGTGACTTCTTGCCGTAGTCGTGGTCGGTCTTGAAGCCCCACTCGGTCTTGTAGACGTAGGGGGTGTGCCCGTATTGGCGGGCGTGATTGATCGTCCCGTCGTGGCGATACCAGAGTTCGATGTACAGGGTGTGGGTCTTGTCGTGGCAGATGACCGCACCGTTCTTATCGAGGTGCGGTGCGCCTTCATCGAAGCGCTCTACCAAGACTTTCCAGCCCCAGCCCTTGCCGACGGGGCCGAATAGCTCAGTCGCACGACGGACGATATACAAGCCGTTGATGGACGTCATGTCCTGACCGTTGAGCTTCGCCTGCCTTGTGTACCTGGTGTCCGTCTCTTTCACCTGGTCCCAGATAGCCATGTTGCTATTCATGTTTGTCATGGTGTTGCTCGCTTGACGGCTGCCGGCGCCGTGGCTGGTTGTTCCGCGGTAATCAGTCCGCCCCAGATCGGGCCTAGGGCGAGAATGAGCAGGAAGAGGAGGCCGCCAATCAGGCCGCCCACCCAGATGGCTTTGCGTTTCGCGTTCATGTCGGGAGCATCCTGTAGATCAGCCAGCCGTAAAACGGAGCCACCAGGGCCAGCACGCCGATGGCCGACGCAACTTCGGTGAGCGCCCGGCGGGCGCCAGTCGCATTTGGCTTCATGCGGAGGCCCCTCCCTTGGCTTTGTCGATTGCGCTTCGGGCCGCCTCGATCGCCGCAGTTGTGATCGCGTTGCGATGCTGCGGCAGATAGCCGACCAGCGCGCAGTACGCCTGCTCCAGGGCGATGAGTAATTCGGGTCCGTAGCTTTCAACGCGCCGCCGTGCTGCGCGTTCCGCCCGCTTGCGGTTGTCGCGCTCGATTGCAGACTGCGCTTCCTGTTCGGTGGCGTAGAACCTGTACCAGTCAGCGCGCTTCGCGATGCGCGTGCCGTCGGCTCGAACGTAGTAGGCCTTCGTTTCCCGAACGAACTCACAGCGGCTAGCTGCGTCTCGGCCGGCCCGGACTTGAAAGCGGGTGATTGGATTCATACCCGAGTGCTCCTGAGTTCTGCCCAGCGGGCGTCCGACGCGGCGTCGAGCCGGTGGCGCATGTCGTCGTAAATACGGGTGTCGATGAAGCCGACCGCATAGGCCAGTTCAATTTGGCCGTGGACGAACTTCTGGTCCGGGCGTGGGAACGGTGATCGGCGCATCGCCGTAATGCCTTCCTCGATCATCAGCACCGCGCGTTCATCGCTGAAGGCCATCTTCGTCCTCCTGCTCTTCGTCCTCGGGCTCCGGGTCCGGCTGGTCCCAGAGCGGATCGACTTCGCGGTCCCAGGCCTGCTGGGCGCAGTTGAACGCTGCGCGGTTGTGGCGCTCGCGGTATGTCCACATCATCCCCACCTCGCTGAACTGGTGTAGATCGCTTCCAGGTACTGGTCGCAGATGCGTTTGGCCCGCTCACACCGGTCAACGTCGAAGAGTCCGAAGTGGCATTCGGGCGGCGTGATTTGGAGTTCAGCGGCGAGCCAGGCGTAGGCCTGACTGCGCGTCATCAGCTTGTCGCGCCAGATGCGTTCGAATGGGCGCTTGCAGCGGTTGCGAGCGTCGCGCAGCGGCTTGTCGGCCAGCGTTCCCAGCGGGATGTCGGTGTCGGGATGCAGGCCCACGTAAGCGCCGCAGCCCGTGCCAGTACAGGCGTATGCATATGGCCAGTCGCCGTACTCGCGACCGTAGATCACCCGGTTGCTGACCAGCCGGACCAGGCCGCCGCAGTGCGGGCAGCCGGAGGGGATTGGCTGAGGATGCTTGATGCGCTTGAGCGCGCCGCGGCTGACGTGGGGCAGCGGTGCCGGCGGCACCAGTTTCTCCAGGCTGTTCGCTCGTGGGTCGATCATGGCGTGTGCTCCGTATTCACCTGCATTCGGCTGAACGCTCGCGCCGCCGGGCTTGCTCGGCGGGGAGTCGGGGAACGTTCATGCGAATGTGGGCGGTGAAAAAAGCCCGGCCGGAGCCGGGCAAGGGGGGGATGAAACGGGCTCAGGAAACAGCAGTGCAGTTGCGCAGCAGCACCGGCGTGGCCTGACCTTCTAGCCAGATCACCGCCATGCCGGAGGCGGAAACTTTGGCTTGAGTGAGCGTTCTGGTGCGGATGGGGATGGAGTCGCGGAGCGGACGGTACTCAACGGCCACCTGGGCCGGGTGCGTGCGATTCCACTCTTCAACCAGGTCTTTGGGTGAGGCGGACCGGACGGCGCCAACCCGGGCGTAGATCTCGGCGCGATGAATGGCCATCGCTTCCGGAGCAACGATTCCGAGGCGGATCTGGCCGCCTCTGTTCTCGACGACGGTCACGGTGATGTCGTCGCCAATGTGCAGGGTTTCGCCGACTCGGCGAGTGAGGATCAGCATGTGTGCCTCCGTTCAGGATGCTGGGCGCGCGGGCTCAAGCCGGCTCGCAGTGGGAAAGGGCAACGCAACCAGACACGCCCGCGAGCCAGACGACAGCGGTGTGGCCGCCGAGGACCTGGGCTTCGGTTGTCGTCCGGGTGCGCTTCGGCGTGGCGTGGCGATGAAACCGATAGTTGACCTCGGTGCCGGCGGGGTATGCGGAATTCCAGGCAGCAACGGTCGCCGCCGGGTTGGCGTTTCGCTTCATCGTGTGTCTCCGGATAGAGTTCGGTGGGGCTGGTGATGCCCTGCTACGGGCAGGGCTGCGGGTTAAAGCGGGAAGGCCGCACGCACGCTGCCAGCTCGAATAAAGAGAATCGCCGAGGGTGTCCGAAATTTTGTGTAACCGGCTCATGAGCGACACTGTCGCTGAGAACTGGAGACACCATGAACAAGACGCCCCACACCATTACCGACGAACTGCTGGATCAGCTTCTGGCCAATTATCAGAAGCCTGAAGACTTGATCGGTACCGACGGCATCCTCAAGCAACTGACCAAGAAGTTGGTCGAGCGTGCGCTGGATGCCGAGCTGACCCACCACCTGGGCCACAACAAGCATCAGCCTGTCAGCAATTGGATGGGCAACACCCGCAACGG